GGCCATATCCTCGGCCCCAGAGATAACAAAAACAGTTTACGTTAGCTTAAACAACGGGCCGTTTCCATCAGCAGAACCAATGGCAGCAAAACCAGCAATCTGAGATGATACATAAGTCTTATCATCTTCAATACCATTATCAAGGGTATCAAGCGAGCCATCATGTCGCCAGCACGCCCCGTTCTGACCAGCAGTAATACCAGCCTGTGGGGATACGAAAATAAATCCCTTTGTCTGACACCAGAAATAAGTAGCAGTAGCAGCAACGGTTGTTGCAGGTACACCGGCTTTGGCCAACGCAACACTACCAGAAGCGGTAAGTGCAGCGTATGGGTTTTCATACACTTCAACACCTGTAGTACCAGCAGTAATGGCAACAGAAAGACCAGCATCAAGTTGAATCTTAAATGCAACATTAGCTGCAACAGCCTGGTTCCCGACTATCTTGCGTGTCTCAACAAGTCCAGATGTCATCAAAAGAACATAACCACCAGCCAGATAATCTTCAGTCAAAGCACCATGTGTGGCCGCAGGGACAGTAATCTCAGTATCCCCTACCGCAGCCGCAACAGCCGCAGCAGTATAGGCTACATAACCTGTACTTGAAAAGGAACAACCCAAACCAGTATTAAGTGCGGAAGCTGATTTGGAATATGTAAATTCCCTATCCCCCAAATCAACAACATCACCTACATTGAACTGAGCGTCTTTAACAGTAGAAACACGATAAATGAAATCGTGCATCCCCCTTGAAGTGCTCTGCACAAGTCCAGGTGCTCCCAAAATAATTTTTCTATTTGTAAATTTCATATTCTTTTCTCCTTACTATGTAAGCATTACTTAACCATTACTTATGCGGTTTTGTGTAAAACGTGACCACACTTACGGACGTTCTCAACGAGTACGTTATGTGCACCATCGATGAATGATGTATATGTGGTATGCTGTCGTCTGTCAACCATAGGTGCTTTTCGGTTCATCCAATAACCATCATGTACCACCGGCTTGAACCAGGCAAGGTCAAACGTATAGAGTGGGGTATAACTTGCACTATCCAGGGTGTCTAACGGTACTATCGGAACACGGTTAATTCTCACCAAGTCACCATCTACGACCAGCAACCCACCAAGGGCTTCTTTCTTAGTGGCTACATGGTTATCGTCCTTGCGGTCAACAAGTGACATGATTTCCAGCACAGTATCCGTACCAGCTACGGCCATCATCTTGGACGCACGTTCTTTCATCAGGGGTGTGTCAAGAATTATAGGTACACGGAACTTGGTCTTGATACAAGCCTTGCGGTATGCAGTCAAGAACGCATTGTTTATGGCCGTGTAGGGTGCACACCAGTTACGCCACTTGGTTTCAGTGGCCGCATCAATACCAGCTATGATTGTACCAGTGGTTCCACCAGTATAAGAAACAGTACAACCATTGAAACCAGGCGTAGTGTTGATTGTTCCAGCCGAGTTCAAAAGTCGCAGATAATACGGCAATGTAAACGGCGTACTCTTGTCTGTGGCTGAGGCCGGAGCAGCAATCATTGTGGTTTCAATCAAATCAGCAAGGTCAATGATTGACTTGTCCCTACGAGTTTGTACGAGGTTGACATAGCCTTTCTTGGAATTTTTCTGTTGTACGATTTCAAATTCATCCCAAGAGGCATTTGTTCCAACTAACGCCCAATGAACGTCTATCGTATGAATACTGTCACCAAACTTCGGTTCATCAGTATCAAACATAGAACGATAGCGAGCATTACCGGAGGTATCAAACGAAACTTTACGCTGAATACTTGTACCACCATCAATTTGAATATTCTTCTCTTGGAATAACGAAGTCCAAAAATACTCGTTATGGTCAAGGGCATATTCAAGTTCCTGGTCTGGCAAATCAGCCAGTGTGGTTGCAAGTAAGTCAGCAATATCTTCAGGTCTGTAACCCATAATTTATCTCCTTTTATCCAAATACTTTTTGCAAATCCTGTCCAGCTTTGGACTCTATCTGGGCCTTAGTTTTGGACCCAGAATTAGCAACCTTAGTAGAACTATTAGGTTCAAAACTAATGCTTTTGGCCCGCTTAACAGCCTTTGCTTTAATTTGTTTCCTTATTGTTTGTTCACGAACATCACTGGTGGTCAATAAATGAGCACGCTCAAACGCCTCATCTATTGGCATTTCCATTCCTTGCTGTTGAGCACCCAACAGAATAAGATTGGCCTGTTCCACAAGTGACCAGCGTTTCTTAATCTGGCCCTGTGTGAGGTCATCCCAATCCTTAGAACCTTTCTCTACCCTGCCATACACATCCTCATATTCTGCAACATCAGGACGACCGAAAAACGTATCAATCTGTTGTGCTATGGCGGCATCTTCCTGGGCGTGGGCATTACTCACTTTGGACTCATTCAAAGAACCAGATGAGCGTAGTGTTTCCACTTCGCTGGCCAGAGCATCGTTTCGCTCTGCAAACTGTTTCAAAACCCCCACGATGGGGTCACCCTCGTATTCTTTTTCCAATGCTGTAAAATCAATTGCTTTCTTTTCAGGTTTTGGTTCTGGTTTAGTTTCTACTTTAACCTCTGGTTCTTTCTTTGCATTGGCTTTACCAAGCTCAGAAAACTTCTTTGAAAGGTCGTTGGTGCTCTCTAAGAATTTAGCACAAGTCTTTTTTGCCAACACGGGATTGACTTTTGCTAATTCTTTTATGTCCTCCTCTGACCATTTACAATGTATAGCTGCCCGTATTTCAGCTTGGGTAAGTTCGGATTTGTCACCTGCTGATTCCGACTTCGGTTCGTTGTCATCTTTACCTGCTGGTTCCGGTTCTGGTTCCGGCTCAGGTTCGGGGTCTGGCTCCGGCTGAGGGTCGGGTTCTGGTTCCGGTTCTGGGGTAGGTTCGGATTTGGGTTCCGGTTCAGGATCAGGGTTAGGTTCGTCACCAAACACTTTTTCTAAATCGTTTTCGGCTTTTGTTTCAATTAAATCTTGTTGTTCTCTTTGTTCTTTGTCCATTTTATTTTCCTTTTTAGTTGGCTGTTCAATAGAACAGGGTCAGTAATCAGGCAATTCGAGTGCCCCTTTTTATACGTTGGGATTTTTTATAAAATCCACATTTCTCGGCGTACTTCTCTTGTTGTTTTGTACTGGTAAATCTTGGTCTGCCGTCTGGCAATATATCCACATTAGGAAACTTTTGTCTGTGTTCAGATATTAAATCTGGGTGGACTGCAAGAGAATCAGAAATATGTTCATAACCACCACACCCACTTACGTTACCACCTAAGTCCCAACGCATTTCAAAACCACAGTCTGGGCACTTATGCACATTCTTGGTATTGGTATCTTCTACCACTAAACCACAACCATCACATATAAAACGATGTGTGACCATATTACATCCCAGCTTTCTTTTTAAGTAGGTGTTCTTTACCAGCCTTGCTATGGTATTTCTCTTTGATGTGCTTGGTAGCACCCATCTTTAGTTTTTCAATCCAACCCGGCTTTTCTTTGGCCTTGGCTTTTCGGGCGACCTCATCGGCTTTCCGTATTTTTGTTCTCGTATCAGCCGTTAGCCGCATGGCTTCTTTCATAGCGTCACTATCAGTCATTTTTGGATTCTTGTTTTTTAGTGCATTGAAATTATTTGTTAAAGTTGCCATTAGAAATTCCCTTGATTCATACTCTGTCCCATTGCAGCAGTTTCTTGACTCTGCTGGTTAAAATCCTGGCCGGGAGTTGTTATTGGCCGTGCCATAGGATTACCACCGTTTTGTTTAGCCCCGGCCACCGAGTTGCCCCCGGCCTTGCCTGAGTTCTGGGGACCGAGTGATGTCATAATCTCCATCTTCATCTGCCATTCCGGGTCAACAAAAATATCCTCAACTATGTCCTGTATCCCCATCTCAAACGCTATCTGAGATAGATACTTTGTAATATTAAACTGTTGTCCCATCTGCATCATAGCCAGGGCTGTTTGGGCTGCACCTGGTATTATATTAACAGTGAACTCTATTATCCGTTTTGACCGCACCATCGGGTCCAAGGGGGTCATAGACCGGGCCACTATCTTAAACGTATAATCAAGGAAGTCACCCATACGCTGTTCCGGGGTCAGTTCCAGTTGGACTTCTTCACCACCAGTTTCACGCTTTGTTAGGGGTAATTGAATGAACGGGTCTGTGTGCAGATACCAGGCAATCCTGCGTTGGACTTCTGCGGTCTGGTCATATACTATATCCCGCATATCCTCAATACCAATCGAGGCGTTACCCTGCAATGCCTGTACTGCTGTGGCTGTTGTATTCTTCCCACCCGGT